AGATGCCATGATGCCACGTTCTTCATTGTCCAGGTAATAATAATTGGCGTACGATTCGATGTTGTAATTACCGGCGTCTGGGCCCCAGTAAATACGTAATTCGACTGTATGATACTGTAAAGCAACCAACGGAATTGCGGACTGCGGGCCTTCACAGAAAAAGAACCGGAGTGGGTAAAAATACGAACGAGCACTCGCACCGGGGTGGGATCCGTTTGAACTTTTAGAGACGTTTTGTGCACTCGCATCGACGGCGATCTTTTCCGTGAAAAATACGTCCTGGGAGTCTATGACCTGTCCACCGATGAGTAGCTCGACTTTGTCGATAATGGTACGCCATTTTTGGATATCTATAGCCTTCGAATTGTCATCAATCGTAAAATATGTGTATCCGAGTAAGTCACCGTTTCGTTCAAAACGAACGGTTGACATAGAGTTACCTTTCACAAGTCCCTGGATTGTTTGCTTTTCGAGAGATTGTGAAAAGTTGGAATGCCTCTTAAAGGTCGAAGTGAAAAATGAAATTTCAGGTTCGCCGATTATGTGTTCATCTTGTGCGCCGACGGCGACTAATTGGACAATGCCAGAGGACATTTATAATACTACGAGGTAAAATTTAAACCTCTTTTAATGCCCTGAAAGGTTTTTGTTCTTACACGTGAATTTAAAAATGAAATAATTATCGAGTGTACCGGTAATTGGTTGACCAGTCTGATCACGTATTGAGACATTGAGTCGTGAAATTTTGGAAATGGGTGTAATGTATTGCTGCACCACGGGGTAATTGTCCCTAAAATTGAATCGTCCAGACCCATCATCTAGGATAGTGGCGAAAGCCCTGTTAAGCGTCGAGCGTGATGATTGACCACCCGGTTCATTTGTTGCACGCTGTGTAAATTGCGAGTCTAATTCTTGAACAGAAATGGAGCACACGTTGGAGGTCGACGAAGGTCGCACCTGAGCTGCGATCAGTCGGACTTGTACAACATTCTCGAGCTCCTGTTGTAAGTGTACGGTGAATATACTTTTACTCGTTTGTCCAATCGTGTCCACTAGAATCGTGTGATATTCTTGTTCAAGGTCGGGAATTTTAGAATTTGATGTGACGATCGCCATTTATAATAGCTTAGATTAAAACGCCACCGATTCCGTCCGAGATTTGATAACTTGCGGCATCGCTCGCCAATTTTTGACCACCACACACACCGACGTTGTTGATTGTGTACGCATCGGAAGTCTGCTCGGACCCAGGGAGGCATTGCGCTCCGCGGGGGAGAGTGAATATAGACCCACCCTTACCAGCTGACGTGATTGAGATCGTCTTAGGTTGGTACATACTTCTCTTGGGCATCATAAGGGAAATAATGGTGAGAAGAAATAGAACACCTAGAATCACTTTGAGAGTAATGCGGTCGGTATTGTTAAGTTTCATTTATTATCTACTGACATTTTTTTATAAAGTGCGTTAAAGAAAAAAGATTAGTTTCAATATAGAAAGTAATGGACGGTGAGATTGTTCTTAATAGAAATGACAAATCTGTCGTGAAACTTGACGAGGACGAGATGGCGATGTTTAATGAAATTCAACTCGATTTTCCTAAACCTCAAGTGATGCGTCGCTCACCCGAAACGATGCAGAATACTAGACAACCTGCCCCACAACAATCTCAATACGATGAGACTCAGGAGGATATGGACTCATTCGCGAACCCAAACAAGACGAGTGCCCCCTCACCACCTCAACCTGAGGATCCAATAGATTATGGTGAATATGAGGAGGAACCCCAAATGGGAAACGGGGGTGGGGGTTACGGAGGCGGAGGCGACTTCGCACCTGAAGAAGCCGAACAACCATCTCCCGGGTACAAGACGATAGATGAAGAGAAGGCGGATCTCGTGAACAAACTCGGTCGTCTGGAAAAGAAGGGGTTCGCGATTAACAAACGAATGAACGTGTACTCCAATATTGACGACTTGCGCACAGAGGTTAAGCGTATCACCTACAGTATCGATGTTGATAAATCGCTGAAGTTTTCCAAACGTATGTTGATTGCATGTGTTACCGGTTTAGAGTTTATGAACAAGCGATACAACCCTCTCGATATCCAACTTGAAGGTTGGTCCGAAAATATAATGGAAAACGTTGATGACTACGATGAAGTGTTTGAAGAGTTGTATGTGAAGTACCGAACGAAAATGCATGTCGCACCAGAAATCAAACTGGTGATGATGCTCGGTGGAAGTGCGATGATGTTCCATCTCACGAATAGTATGTTCAAACAAGTGATGCCAAACATGAACGACGTGATGAAACAAAACCCAGATCTCATGCAAAACATGATGAGCGCGGTCCAAACGACTATGGTGAACGGTAAGCAACCTTCTCAACCACAGAACACTGACGGTAGTGGTGGGCGCCATGAAATGCAGGGGCCTGGGCTAGACATTTCAAGTCTCATGGGAAACATCATGATGCCCCCCACCCCCGCGGTGAGTACATCAGCTTTCAACCCACCGGCAATTGATGACGATGACGATGACATTTCGGATATCATATCTGTTCAGGGTGGGGACGCACCCGAAGATGAAAGTGATGTGAAGCAGGTGAAAATTCCCGCGGCGAAATCTAAACGTGGCGGGCGTAAGAAGAAGGTTGAAATTAATTTGTAAACATAGAATAAATGATAGGGTATAGTCCCATTGATTTTGGTGACGACCCGCCACCCGCTTCTGTTCAGAAGAAGGTGGAGGATAGTGCGTCTAAAAAGAAACAGCAGGCACCAGCTATCATGGACGATAACACGGAATGTAATTACGTTGTTATGTTCTTCATAGTAGGTGTGATTGCTCTCGCAGCGATGGATTCAATTAAGAAGTAAGTATCACAAATGTACCACGTGATAAAATATCACGTGTTACATTTTATATGCGCGAATCTACATAGTACCACGTAACCAATACACGTTTCGTGCCACTGGTCACTTGATTTCCTTGATGAATATAGCACCAATTTGAGGGGAATATGAGTGCATCCCCCTTTTTCGGATTAAACGTTTTATGGGTAAACGCCGTCCCACCACCTTCGAAATCGTCCGTCAAATATAAAATAACTGAAATCTGTCTATGATATTCCATCCTTGACTGTAACGTTCCCTGATCGTGATGAAATCCATACTGTTGCCCCTTCGTGTATTGAATTACACGTAAGGCTTCACGCCATGATGTCGTGTCATTAGCTCCGGGTAATGGGTGTGTGTTGTAACCCGAATGTATCTGGAGTATTTTTCTTTTATATTCATCGAGAGCCGCATTTATTTTTTCGTGTACCCTTTTGGTAATATTTTCATTTTCGGGTAGAGTACATTCAGTACTCGTTCGCCCCGAATCTATTTTTGTATTTTCACCGTTGAATGTTGTACTTCGAGTAAATGCGAGGTTTTTATCTGTATACGTATTCAAATCATTTAATTCATCTTCGTTGAGAACTGGAATGATTTGAATAAGATTATCCATATTTGTATAGCTTGTAGACCCTTTAAGCATTTTCTAAAGCCATAACACGTTCTAATAAGGACTGGTACGCCTTTTCAGATGCGGTCAAGCGTGTCTGTAAGTTTTCTGTTTTCTCTTTTTCCTGTTCCAAGTCACTTGATAATTCTTTTACAGCTCCGGTGAGTATGGGTATAATTCCGGTATAATTGACACCTAAAGGGGTTTGTGTTTCACCGCTATCATTGTGTATATAATCTTTGGTATCTGGACGATATGTATATTTTGCACGACCTTCTTCAGAAAGACTGGTGTATTCAGTTTCAGTTTTAATTATTTCAATTTCTTCGGTTTCCTCACCTTTGACAAGTATATCGAGTCCAGGTATATTTCTAACGTCTTGTGCGATGAAACCATATTCATCGACCCAATTATAGTCATTTTTCACACTCTCCCATTCATCATCTGTAGGTATCCACGTACCCACCGCGTCCTCTGGTTTGTCTAACTTTTCGTATTTTAAAGGCCGGAGTTGTTTAACAATTCCCAAACAATTTATTATATCTTCCTCGTTATATTTTATTCTATCATCAGAAGAATTGACAGTGCCAGGTATATATATCCCATAGGACGTTGTTTCGAGTTTTGTAACGTTATCATAATATAATCTCACGTATGAATTTCGCCTAAATCGTGCCATCCATTCGTTATCGAGATCATTATAAATACCACATTCAGTATCATTCGCACTCATGAATACGTATCGCCCATTTATAGAATACCCTTCCCAACCACTGGAACCACTACCCGTTGTTTGTACTGTTCCGTAGTTACCTGTTACACTACCAAGCCCTGTCGCACTACCCGAGGGGCCCGGGGGGCCTGGAGGACCTCCACTCGGACCAATAGGACCAGCAGGACCAGGAGGACCATTAGCACCCGTAGTACCAGTAGGACCAGGAGGACCATTAGCACCCGCACTCCCCGCAGCACCCGCAGCACCCGGGGAACCCGTGGGGCCGGGGACGCTACTCACTGAGCTGAGGTTCGATATTTGTGAAGAATGGATCATACCAACACCCTCCGTTCCCACGTTATAACCCGTGGTGAAAGCCAAACCGGTTAAATGTATTCTACCTAATTGATTCGTGATGCGTATCGATGTAAAGGAATCAAGAGCGGTCCCAATAAACGTGATTGTACTCCCATCATGTTGACCACCGTGACTCGTGGTTTCGACAGCTTGAAGAGTGTTTATACGTCTCAAGAACACGAGAGCACCATCACTCCGGACACCATGAATATCTGCGTATCCACCAGAACTCCAGGTTAATTGTGAAAGGTACGCCGACTTTTGACCAGACGGTATGTTATATTCTCTATACCCGGGAGCGTCATTGTACGCGTAAACATTGTGTGTTACGTTGAATTTGGGTACTCCCCAAGAACTAGAATTATTATGAACTGACCATGCCCCTGATTGGGTGTTAGGTGAATTCACATTTACTTCAGTAAATGAAGTACCACCACCACCACCACCACTAAACAAAGCCCCATTTTGGTATATATCACCCGTGAGGTTTATATTACCGTCTACTATAGCCCCACCACACACGTTTAATACGTCTGGGGGTGCCCCATTATTATATAAATCTACTACATTGGGAGTTTGATTTTTTACGATAAATCCTATATAAATTTTTAACATACCCACGTACGAGTTTTGCAAGGGATTACTGTCATCACCTAATCGAAACCGGGCATCACCACGCCAATAAGACTTCGGGGAACCAGTTGAAATTACAGACGCATGAGACCCCATTAGACTATTATTTACCCATAATTGGGTATTAGCCGAAGTTGGTGCCACCTCTGTACTTGACCCCCCATTTCCACCTGGCATAGAGAGAACAAGATGGTACCATTTTCCCGCTACATATGTAGGTTGGCCACTCCAATTAAATGAATAATAAGCACTAGTACCTTGCCACCCGAATATTAATTTAAACCCGACCCCACTTTTGTAATGAAATTGATTATTATCATTTGCCCAAATGATACCACTATTTACTAGAGTATCCATACGAATCCATAAACTTACACCCGTCCTTTGACCACCGTTGTTACTCCTTTGATGTTGTATACAATCTACATAAGCTGCCCCAGATGAAGACGAAAAATAAAACGCTTTCTCCTTTTTATGAAGCGAAACATTACCATGTAACGTCCCATAATCCGCTCTAAACCTTTGTTGACTATCACTACGTGTCTGTTTAATAGGTATCATCGTTACTCGATTTGGGGTAGTAGAGACATCTAAAATATCGTAATTACGTGTATCAAACCCTAAATCGGGTGATTCTCGACCATACCCCTTTGTTTGTGCAGCGTCAATGTTAGATATCATTAAACTACTCGCAACGAAACAATCGTTATTCACGTCGAGACCCGCCTTACCATAAAATGTCCCAGCATCCGTCAAATACCCGTTAAGAGCCTGGCCATAATTACCGCTATTATATAAAGAGGTGGGTCGTTTCAAATTTGGGCTAACAACTACATTGAGTCTATTGTCTAAACCGAAAGTCGACATTAGACGGTCATATTTATTATACTCGAAATTGTCATACCGATCATAATTATTTGTCCAATTAGCACTTACCGCCCCTCCAGCGGTAGATTCGTTTCTATTAAATATAGACCCATTCGGTGTAGTTGTACATCCAAGTATAATTTCACCGGATATTGCGCGGATAGCATCTATACCAGACTTTTCTGAAAGTTTACTTATTAATAATTCTGAACGACCAGTAAGCGCGCCATTACTATCCGCAAGTCCATCTGGACTTTCTTCATACATTCTATTTTCGATTGCGGTAAGTTCGTACAAGGCGTCACCATAAAATCCACCAAATTCGATGGTTTTAGTACCCTTTGTACTTG